TGCCGTTAAGCGGTTTTCTTGGCCGTTCCACCGTCGGCCGAGGGGTAAACGCGTCTTCGAGCACCCACCCCTTTCCATCGTCGCGAAAAACGTGACCGCCTGCGCGATGCTCGCCCATGATCAGGTGAGCGTGATCCGGATGCCGGATAGGCCGACCGGCCGCAACGCATGGGTGGCGAAGTAGCCGAACAGGGCGAGCTCGATGATCTGCGGCCCGGATTTCTCCTCGAACCGGAACGCCAGAGTCGGCGATTCCCACGCCCACACATCTGCCCGATTGAGGATGATGATCTGAGCGTCGCCTGCTGCGACACCGGTCATCGCCCACGCCGGCACCAGCGACAGGCTGTCAACCGACCATCCTTGCGTGATGGCGTTGCCGACACCGACCGTGTTCTGCGGTGCGATCGACGGCAACAACGGGCGGCCGACGTCGTCGTTCGCGGTGGCGAGACGCGTCGTCGCGTTCTGCCCCATGAACCCCATCGTCGGCGCGTTGAACCGCTGAAACGGATACTTCGCGAGCCGTTCCCGGATGTGCTTCACCAACGCCTGCGCGCCGTCGTCGGTGGCGGCGGCGACAATGGTCGACGCCTGCGCCCCGGATGGGACGTTGTCGGTGGTGATTGTCCCACCGACACCGTTGGAGCCGTTCAGCAATGTGTACACGTTCGCTTCGGTCTGCCGTGCGTAGTCTTCACGCATCGCAGCCAACGCGATCATGTCGATCGCAGGGTTCGCCGAGTCGACGATCTCACGTGTGAGCGGCAGCTTCCCCGAAATGGCGCCAGGGGTGACAGTCTTCGTGCCGAACGTGATCCCACCCTCCGATGGGGCGTTGCCCTCCGTGTGGGGATCGGTGAGGTTCGTCATCGTGCCGAACGTGGGAACCACGAACGGGGTCGCGTTGGCGATCGTGCCACGGCTACACGCGTTGACGAGCGGCCGGTCCTGGGCGAGCATCGGCACGAACAGGTCGGGCCGATATCCGGGCGGGATCACCGCTGCACCGACGGTCGTCGTGACCGTCGTGAACTGTCCGTCGGCGTTCGCCGCCTGGAATGCGACGTGTGACGACACGAGTTTCTGCACCTCGTTCGTCTGGGCGTGGAAGCGGCGCAGCCGCTCCTTGGCATCGTCGTCGTGTTCACGCGTCGCGTACCAGGCGTCCCGCACCAGCGACGGTCCGCCACCGTCAAACGAGTAGATCGGCGCCTCACGGGTCACCTGGTAGCGGGCGGCCCGGACGGGTTCGGGGCCGTCGCGTTGCGGGTCGTACATGTTCTCGAGCGCCGACTTGATGCCAGCCGAGAACGAATCGCCGAGCGACTGTGTGAGATCCTCGGTCAGCTTCTTGTGGGAATCGACGAGCTCGTCGGCGAGCTGTTTCGTGAAACCGTCGAAGTCGAATTGAGCGGGCGGGGGTGCCGCCGGCGGGTCGACCGGTTCGGTCGCCATAGTTGTGTCCTTTCGTTGGTCGAGTGATGCGGCGACCGCTGAGACGCGGGCGTCGTCGAATGCGGGCATCGCCGTCAGGGCGACACCTCGCAACTTGGCCCGGTTCACGAGCCGCACCGACTTGTCGTCGGGGTCCGGCTTCCAGCCGTCGCCCTCCTCGAAATCGATCTCCACGGAGAAACCGTCGAGCACGCCGTCCTCAGCGAGCGAGAGTGCCCTGTCTCCTTCCGCACCACGGGCAACCTGGAACGATGCGTCAAGCCCAGCCTGTGTCGACTGGAGCCGCACAGCTTTGGCGACCGCCTGTGTGTGATCGTGGTAAAGGTTCAGTTTCGTTCTGGATACATCAACCCAGTACAAAGAGTTTTCGGCGAACTTCCAGCGGCCCTGACCGTTGTTGGCGATCTTGCCCCACGGGACCACAAGCCCAGAGATGGTCCGCTTGTCGATGTTGACTCTGAAGGTCGCGGAGACTTCTGCGGCGTCGAACGTGATGTGTTCCACCACATCTGCGGCGAACACCGCGGCGGGTTGAGTTTTCATCATCGGCTCCTCACTCACTGGCCGGTCACCGTTCGATGACAGGACAGGCTTGGGCGCAATCGACGCCTTCTCGGCCGCGGTCAACCGTGGCCGGTCTTCGAGGTCGCGGATCTCGTCGTCGGTGTACGCACCGACCGTCTTACCGATCGCGTAGGTTTCCATCCGGGTCTTCGTGTCGGACCGCAAGAACCCGTCGAACTTCACTTTCGCCTTATAGCCGCGCGGCAACACGTCACGCATCGACAGACGATCCTGCAACGCCGACACATACACCCCGAGCGTGAAGTCGAGCAGATCCTGGCGGCGTTGCTCCGAGTTCTGATACGTCCGGCTAGTGGTGGACACGCCGAGGTCTTCCGGGTCGATCCCGGCCGACCGGGCGATCTCCAACACGGCATGTTGGCGGGCGTCTGCCAACTGCAACTGCTCGGGGGACCAGCCGACCGGGTTGTAGTCAAGCGCGGCGCCGACGTAGCCGGTGGCGCGCCGGTGGCGGGCGGCGTCCCACTCATCAAGCATCGCTGTGATGTCTTCCGCGGTGCCCGGGTCGACGCCCTCTTTGGGGGTGAACACCGCCCACGGCAACGGATCATCAGAGTACGACGCGGCGGCCGTGTCCAACTTGAGCGCTGTGCGGATCGCCCGTGCCGCGTGACGCAACAGCGGCGGGTTCGGCGAATCGAACCGGATCACCTCACGATCGGGGACCGGTAGCCCGTCGATGTAGACGGTGCCGGACAGGTTCCACGGCTGATCCGGCGACACCCGTGCCTGTGACGGCAGAAGCGCTGTCGCCGGCTGCACCGACACCGACGTCGACGGCACCCAACGGGCCTCCGTCGGGAACTGATGCCATCCCCATTTCGTGATCCGCCACCACGCGATCCCCTCGAACAACAAATCTTCGACGGTGTACGCCATCGTCACACTGTTCGGGACGTCCGGATCGATGTTGCCGCCCAGCAGATAGGTGCCTTCGATCTCGTGTTTGCCGGGGCCGATCGTCGTCAGCGGCAACGAGCCGAGCGTCCCCGCGATCAGGTTCCGTGCCCGCAACACCGCCGGCACCTGCAACGCCTCGGCACGGCTGATCCGCGGCGCGATCACCCCGCCTGCGGTGATCGCCTCCATCAGCTCTGGGGGGATGTCGACCCCGAAACGCGCAACCGGAGCCTGATCCATCCGGGTCGCTCCCTTGCCGACAAATGATCGCCAGAAACCCACAAGCATCACCTGCCGTAGCTAGAAACGAGGATCATCGGTTTGGGTGCCGCCGGCGGCATCGTCATGGCCGCCTCGTACGCCAACACGGCGGCGACCGCGGCGTCGATCTTGCGGCCATCGTCGCCCTTGACGATCACGTACATCGTGCGCTGATCGTCGTCGTCGGCCTTCTCGCGAACCTTCTGCAAATGCGCCGCCGCAACATGCGCTGACAGGCGGGCATCGCCCGAATGAGTCAGCGTCGATCCACGCACCGCTGTCAGGAACCGGTCGACCGCCTTACACATCTTCGACGTGGCCGCCGTGTCAAACGTCAACACCCGCTCACGTGACTCATCCGTCTTGCCTGGACCACGGAACTCTTCGGCCCACGTTTCGAGCTCCGTCGACCACTTCGGCGGATCGCCGTACATGCGGCCGACGTCGTACGTGTCGAACGCCGCACGGACTGCGTTGCCGACCTCGAGGCGGGGGACCCGCCACTCTTTCACAGGGCGTCCGTCGTCGTGGCGGGGACGTTCCCAACCGGCGATGACGAACAGATGCCCGGTCGCGGTGCATCCGATCAGGAACGTCGAGTCGTTGCTGATGGATCCGTCGAACCCGAGCCCGATCCGGGTCCCCGGATCAACCGTCTCCGTAGATGCGAGTTGGCCCCAGCGGTGCATGTCGACCGCGGAACCGCCGCCCTTCATGTTCCAGTTGAAGTTGAACCGGCAAACGTCTTCCCACGGCATGTCAGGGATCTCGGCGACGAACCGGTCGATCGGCGACCACCACGAATCGCCGTAAGCGACCGACAACGCCTGACGCCACACCTCAGGCGGCGAATCAGCTGACACCGCCACACCGCCAACGTCGCGGGGTGCTTCGACCTCATCGGCGAACACACCGGCGACACCGGCACGCACCGCCACATACGACGCCTCCGCCACAGTGCCCTCACCCGGCTGAAACGCGTTCGTCGTCTCATACGACGTGCCGTCCATCTTCGCGACGTTCCGCCGCAACGTCCGAGCGAGCTTCACCCCACCGTTACGGGGCGTCCACAAATGCGTTTCGTCGAGCACCGCATAGGTGATCGGCTGACCCTCACGCGACCCAGCCGCGGCGGTGACAGGTTCACACTTCGCCCCCGGCCGATCACGCAGAAAGCATCGGGTCAACCCCGCATCAATCCGGAGTTCGTCAGCGGCGCGGCCGTCGTTCTCGGTCAGGAAGTAGTGAACAACCGACCAGGTGTTATCCGTCTGATCCTCCGACACGGCGCCGACCTGCACCCACGGCAACGGATCCTCGTTCAACCCCCACGGGCGGCCGACCGGCTGACCGTCAGCATCCCACCCGGCGAACCGGACCGGACCGGCGAACTCGCCAATGACCTTCGCCGCCTCTACCGGAGACTTGCCGTACCCCTTCGCCCGACGCGAGTACCCACGCCGATACACCCGACGCCCCGACACCGGATCCAGCCGATACCACTCAGCGATCCCCAACGCCTGCTCATTCGTGAACAACAACGGCGAGCTCGCATCACGCGGCGACGGCAGAAACGCGTGAGTCCATTCGAGGAGTCCCCAGCCGAGCGACGGGAAATCATCGGGGCTTCCGTTTCCTCGCCACGGCATCCGGAACACTCCTCAACCCGCCATAGGTTCCAGTCGCCGCAACCGGCACGACCGGTTCCGGCTTCACCTGCGGAGGACGCCACCTGCGATCCTGCTGACCCTTCGGCGTGATCCCATACGTATCCATCGACAACCGCAACTCGGCCGCGCGATGAAACTCGCCACGCTCAACCTGGTCGTACAAACGAACCACCGTCCGCAAACCCGGCACATCGCCGTGCTGCCAGCCTCGACCAGGTGCCACAGCGATCTCGCCGCGCACCGGCTCATGCCGCGTGACCCTCGACCGCGGATCCTTCGGTACTCCACCACGACCAGCCATTTCAGAACCTCTCAGAGTCCCAGACCCGCACACAAGGCGAGAGGAG